AAAACGCAAATTCAAGGTTGTCATCTTGAATATCCATTTCTAGAATATTTGTTCGTGTTCTATCTCCACCATTAGCAAAGATAATTTTATCATTCGGAAAAGTTTGTCTAGCTAGTTTAATGGCATTTCGTGCACTACCATCATCATCATTAAACTCTATGACATAATCTACCATTTTGAGACTTTGTATAACTTTACTTCTTTCATACAAAGACATAAACGGGCGACCTTTTTTTCGGATTAACCAATCGTCAGAATTTAATCCTACAATTAATACATCACCTAAACTTGCGGCAGTCTTAAAATAAGCAATATGCCCCGAATGTAGCGGATCGAATCCGCCTGTAACTAAAACTACAGTTTTCATTAACGCCTCATACTTGAAATGTCTTTTGCTTCTTTGTCTGAAAAAATAGGCACAGCATTAGACTTGTGCATAGTACCGATGCCAATAATCTTGTCGCCAGTATATTGCATCGCCTGCTTAATATTTACTGCACCTCGTTGACCTGTGTCTACACTTTTGATATGTTTAGTACTACGATTTTCCGGCACTTTTAGAGTAGGTGCGGAAATAGGTGTGAAGGATTTCTTGGAAGATTTTTTAGAATCAGTTGCACCGTGCTTGGCTAGCAACTTTTGCCATTGATCATCTAGTTCTCTGGCTTTTTTTGCTTGTTCCGCATTACGAAACTTTTGCTTACCTTTTTTCTTACCTAAAGTTGTCAACCAGGGGCCAATCAAATGCATTGTCATAATAACCTCACATCAATGTAACAATTATATTATAACACCTTTATTAATATTTGTCAAATGCTTTATAGCGCCCGTGATTGAACACTCTAGGGTCTAAAACAGGATCGGGTGGCATATCTCCGATATCTGACCATAACTCCTTTGGTTCGGATTCATTTTGGTTCTCTTCTTTGAACCAGGTCAGGATGCGTCCAAAGAAGCTTTCTTTTTTGGTTCTTTTACCTTGGTCGGTACTTTTACAGGAGGAGGTAAAAGATTCGGAAAAGCTTCTCTTACCAAATCTTCTTTTAATGTTTTGTATTTTGTCTGAAGAGCCTTATCTTTAGCAAAACAGACTAGTTCAGCTTCTGACCAATGTATGCCCTCTAACATTTGAATAAACAAGGCTTCTTTTCTTTGTTTAGTCAAATTAATATTTGGATCCAACCAAATATAGAAACGTCTAAACTCAGCGAAAAGATTTGTTTCGGAATATCCCATCGGAACCGAAGTGTCCTTCTTAAAAGGCGGTTCTCCCTCAGGTAGATATACTTTAATTGCAGGATCAAAATTCATTCTTAATATTTGACGAACGACAGGATGATCATATGCACGAAGAACCTTAACTTTAGATTCTTTAGTTGCAGCACGATCAACTTCATCAAAAATTTGTGGGATAGTTGTTCTCATTTTAAAATTCCTCGATTAGTTCCATCATATTCTTCATTCTATTTTGAACAAAGAAATTTAACAGTTTACTTTTATCTTTTTGTGGTTGTCCGGTATAACTATTTATAATGGATTCTTTAATGTTGGTTGGTATGCTATCAAAGCTAACCAATTTTTTGTTTCGTAAATAATTTTGTTTAAATGCAGCATCCTGTGGCATTAGTTCAGGATTTTTAAACCACTCGTCTAGCTTTTTCTGTGTAATAGGCTTTTGTCTAACTCCGGCGACTATACTATCATCTGCAGATAGCACATTGGGAACACCATCACCCTTATCGCCTTTGATGATATGTTCAAACGCATACTTTTCTGGGCTAATAGTTGGCTTTACAAGTTTCTTTTGAATAGGAGAAAATTGTTGTACATTATTCCAACGCTGCAATTGAATGAAATCGTGATCACCTGAAATTACAAGAAACGGTTTAGGTTCATCGAATAGCCCATTCGCAAGATCATTAGTCTGAGACCACTCCGCCAACACTGCAATAATATCATCCGCCTCGGCACCATCGACATTAATTACTTTGTATGGAAAGAAGTCATTAATTTCTTCTCGAATCATAGACAGGGCTTCGAAGATTACCTTCCAATCAAAACCAGAATCTTCTCTTGCCTTTTTTCTTCCAGCCTTGTAATGCGGAAACTCTTGCCTGCGCCAATAGTTGTAGTTGTCGCAAGCAATGACAAGCTCGCCATACTTCTGTCCGAACTTTTGCTTGTAGCCTCGAATTGAGTTTATAATCATATGTCGAAGAAGTGGGACTTCAATCTCAATATCATTACGACCACCAACTTCTGCCATAAAATTGGATATAGCAGTTTGATTAAAGTCAACAACCATCATACTATAATTACCTCATAAAATTACTACATTGACATTAGCTTCTAAATTAGAAAGAGTATTTGAACGAACATTGATAGCATTGCCTAATGTATCATAATATACACCTTGTTCAACAGATGCGGAATACGCTGCAATATTAGCTTTAATTTCGGGCTTCAAAGTTAGATCTAATACCTGATTGCCGCAACCCGAAAGTAGGTTATAAACTATTTGAGTTATTTGTGCAGTTACCGCATTTCTAATTGAAGCTTTGTTGATTAAATTATTAAAGTTAACATTAAAACCATTTATCTGAGATTGAAATGAAGCCAAGGCTTGCTGGTAATCAGAATAGCCCGTAGCGCTAGCAATCTTATCTTTAATTGCAGCAATAGCATCTCCCTGTTTTAAAGAAGAGATAAGATTTAGCAAATCAACATCCGGAACATCTCGATTAGGTACACAACCGCTGCCCAATAAATCTTGTAATGAACAACCTCCTGCAGCTGCGGAACCTGATAATGTTCCCACGCCCGACAATCTATCAGTGTTTGTTTTGTAAACACTCATAGAGGACATAACATTAGTTAGTGCTCCTCTTTCCTCAAGTAATTCCACATTACCCGAGTTACCGGGTTGAGCCAACAACGTATTAACTGTTGCTAATCTAGTATTTGCTGCAAGGGATGCGCCATCTAATACTGTGCCAATTGGATTTTGATAAAACTGTGAGCCTATTCTTTCTATCGTATCAGAAAAGTCTCCGGTTGCTTGTTGCGCAGTATTAATAATACTTGTAACATTTTCAATCAACTGTTTAACCTGAGTTAACCCTTGCGGTATAATACCTACTCTCGGTGCAACTGTAGGAACACCATTTGTTAACTGAGTATAAATTTGTTGTAGAGGATTGCCTCCAATTTGCGACAAAATAATTTTAATCAAATGACAATAAGTCAATTTAAGAAACGACATATATTTACCTCATGATTTTTAATATTAGGGTATCTATATTTATCCTTCCGTTGACCGCCTGTTCTTTAGATTTGATGGTATCCATAAAACTTCTAAGCTTTACTTTACCCGAAGACATTAGATCTTTAATTTGTTCATCGGGCTTTCGAAGAGTCTTTTGCTTAGATTTTTCTGGTTCCCAATTCTGCAAAGTAGTACCTTTAACAGTGATGCCTTTGGTTGAGTCTGAAGTGTAAACCGCAAGCTTTCTAGTTTTAGTATTGAATAACCATACTTGCTGAGCGCCTACAACATCAATTGGTCGTTCTGAGTCAATTCCAAGTTCTTCATCTTTAGTTTTATACTTAAAGTTTTTAACTTGTTGTGCTGCAGGTTTTTCTCTAACAGCCCTTGGCTTACGATTGGCTTTCTTAAACTGACCATATAAATCACAGTCCTGAATAAATTGTTCAAAAAGTTTAACTAATGCTTTTAGCTTTCGCTTATTCAAATTAGAATAACCTTCGATAAGTTGAGCGTCTTTGCCTTCGAGTACCTCAGTGTATTCTGCTAGTTTCTTCTCTGCCCAGATTTTTATATCTTGAACATATGGTGCGGGGATTTGTTTAGATTTGAAATCGTTGTATAACGAAAATTCTTCATCCTTTTTTATAAAATCATCAATGGTGCCTTCAAGCTCACCAATATATTCTTTTGTCTTTTGCTTAATAGCATCTTGAATGTTAACTACAACCTTCTTTTCTTTTTCTTCAGGCGTTTCCAAAGCTTGTTCAAGAATAACATTGTTGATTAGTATATCAATATGCTTATCTAATCTTACACGATGTTCTTCGGAAATACTCGCACCCCGATTAACTAGACGAGCTAGCCAACCGAGGGTAGTAACCACTTTATTTTCGCCTACCTTTTGAAAAGATTTGTAGTCTTTGTTACGAGTCTTTTTAACGTATTCAAGTATATACTTGTAGGCATCTGCTCTAGATTTCTCAGCACTGTACCAATTAAAAATTACTTGAATATCGCCTTTATAGCTATCCTGCGAAGGGTCAAGTTTTGATCCTGTAGGCTCATTGCCTGTTAGCATGCTAGCTGCAGCTTTTGCAGCGATTACACTTTGCTTAGCCATTTACGCACCCAGAGTAAATTTAATTTCTTTAATTGAATCATATCTGCAAGAACGCCAACCTTCGGACTCAATATCCCAGAATGAAATGGTATCCTTAGTTTTTGATCTAGTCGGCGCATCTTCACCAAAATCTTTTTGTACTTCGGGCAGATGATCTTCTTTAAGAGTACATTTCATTTCTCTTATAGTACCATCTTTTTTGGTAAAAGTCAAATGAACAATTTCCGTTTCAAGAACTCTCTTTAACCAATTCTGAAATAGTTTTTGTTCTTCGGGGTTGGCATTCCTATACCAAGCCAAATTTGAATTATACTTGGATTCCGTACTCATCTTCTATCGCCTTTAAAATGGTTTCAACTCTGTTGTCTATATGATGATTATAACAGGCTAGGCGATGTCTGTCAAGCACTCCTTTTGGTCCCAACTTGTCGAATTTTTGATTCGCTTTCATTGTAATTTCCATGGGGGCTTGGATATCTTCGTAATCATAGAAAAGAATATGATCCCAAAGATCTATAATATCTCTGTGATACTTTAGAGATCTTGGTACAATTGGAATTCCTCCAGTAATTAGTGCATCAAATATTCTAATAGGAGCATCATTCAAAACCGGCACTATCCAATGTGCTTTATGAGAGCACCATTCGGTAAATCTATCTAACATTTCTCTGGTGTGATATGAGGCATCCACAAGTTTTACGCTTGGCAGTGTTCTATGAAGAGTTTTTAAGTTCTTCATTCTAAGCGGAAATTGCGGATATTCAATATGCGTTCCGAGAGGATTATTGCTTCGTTCAGTGTCAGTAATCACCTTTAAATTTTCTTCTAAAAATTCTTTTGGCCATTGAATAACGCCTGAAGTAACAGGGCCTGCCATAATATTGTTATATCTTGATAGAGGCTCAAGATTATCCGAGTGTGTAGGAATATACAGATCAGAAGATATAGCTAACGGACCCGATAAAGAAATCCAATGGTGATTATCAAAATCCCACACAGCAAAAACACTTGTAGGTGAGTTAAGATATAGTCTTATGAATTTTTCCAGACTGTTATCTACCATTACATTGTTGTTGCCTACTATTACAATAGAATTTTCAAAGCTTTCCGGCGCAGATTGCATATTAAAAAATTCAATTTGAGAATTTTTTGGTTTATGTCTAACCGCATGAAAAATATGATCAGTTAAATAAATTTTACCTGAATAGTTTTCTTTTAAAGTATTTTTTAGTGTTCTGTTTCTTTGATTTTTCTGTAGAAGTAAGTTATATAAATCTTCACTCTGAGATATGTAACTTGTTGTGGCGATATTCTGTGCTAATTGATTTGCTGACCCACCTGCTCGGTTAATTAAATCTATTAGAGTAGGTTCACTTGGTTGCATATTATAAAAGACTGACATTATCTACCTCTTCCGGACTTACGCACAATTGCTCGATTAATATTACCAACCTGCTTCGGTCTTGCGGTATTCACCATTTGCTGAAGATTGTTTAGAGATACTGAATGAAGTTTTACTTTACCTGTTTTAGTTTTATTTGGATCACGAACTGTTGTTTTTTTCGTAGACATATTTTCTCCTCAATTAATAGACCCAGACTCCTCTAGAAATTTTAGTCTTGTCCAGGTGTCTTTCCAATCTTTGACATGATATATTTTACCTAGGTTTCCTTCAATTATTTTTTGACCAAGAGGCCAATCATTACCTGCGGAATCCATTCTGTCACCAAAGAACTGCAAATCTTTACTTTTGATATATTTTAAAATT